GAAACTTCTTCATTCAACGCAGCACTAGAATTACGGACAACATCAACCTTCTTAAACTCCAAACCTAAACCTGTCGCACCTGATACAGAAGACACCAAACCATCAGCATCGTATGTGATAGTTTCAAAATCAGCGGTGCTGCCTGTTGAAGTAAGCACCCATAAGCCCTCTATACCTGGCACATTATTTACACACGAACTTAATTGTAGTCCGTTTGTTATTACGCAGTTAGAACCTGTAGCCATAATTATATTATTTAATTTATTTTAGTTTATTTGTTTAACTTGTTGTCAAATGATTATTTTATACAGGTATATAGTATAGTATTTTTCATCAATTAATAGAGTGTTTAAACATGTTAAATAGTGAACCAGTAAAAACCGCTAAAAAAGGCCCTAAAACCGCTCAGGCTGGGCCCATTAGGAACGCTAAGGGGCAATTTATGCCCGGTTCTGTTGTGCCCGGAGGCGGTAGACCAAGAAAGCTTAAGATTCTCGAGGGTGAAAACCGGGAAATGGTTATAAATAAAGCCCTTGGCATTATTCAGGAGGGCCAAGATAATCCCCTGTATAAAGATGTATTATTAAAGCTTATAGATAAGGTTATACCGTCCTTAAAGGCCACTGAACTCAATATAGATAATGGCTCAAGCAATTTAGGCGTTATCGTATTGCCTAGCAAAAAGCCGCTTGATGTCTCTACCCGTCTTAGTAAGGCAGATGTTATCGAGGAGGAGGAGTAAAATTGAGTCAGGATTGTGTCAGCTATGTGTAGCAATATGAGCGGTTGCATTAAAATTGTTCACGCTATAAATAAGGTGTGGGGTGTGCCGAGGGACAGCGGGGGGTACCTGTTGGGTTCCCATGCCCTAGGTCTAAACTACGAGTAAAAATATGAATGTAGCTTGGCAACCACACGAAGGCCCACAGACCGAAGCATTAAGTCGCAGTGAATTTGAAATCCTCTACGGAGGTTCAAGAGGTGGCGGAAAGACAGAAGCAGGTCTTGCATGGATGGTAGAACCAGAATTTTTACAAAACGAAATGTACAGAGGTCTTGTTATTCGTAAGAATGTCGAAGATTTAAGAGACTGGATAGACAGAGCAAAAATATTTTATCGCCCCTTAAACGCTAAATTCATAGGACAGCCCTCAGAAATACGTTTTCCCGGGGGTGCAATCATTAGAACTGGCCACTTAAAAGACGAAAATGCTTACGAAAAGTATCAAGGACACGAATATCAAAAAATATTAATAGAAGAGTTGACGCAAATCCCGCAAGAAGAACAATATTTAAGGTTAGTTTCTTCCGCAAGGTCAACAATAGGCTTAACTCCACAGATTTTTGCTACTACAAACCCCGGTGGGCCCGGAATGGGCTGGGTAAAAGCTCGCTGGGTAGACAAAGCACGTGGAAAAACATACGTAGACCCAGTAACTACAAGGACTAGAATCTTCATTCCCGCTAAAGTAACCGATAATCCCACTTTGATGAAAAAAGACCCCGGATATATCCAATATTTGGATGGCTTACCGGAGGAACTGAGACGGGCATGGCGTGATGGAGATTGGGATGTCTTTGTAGGACAGTTCTTTAAAGAGTGGCGCAGGGCAGTTCATGTCGTACAACCCTTTAAAATACCAAAAGGTTGGTATAAATATAGGGCGATTGACTATGGATATAGAGCTCCATTTTGTTGTTTATGGGGTGCTGTTGATTATGATGGTAATGTATATATCTATAAAGAGCACTACGAAGCAGAAAAAGAATTATCGCACCATATACGTATGATTAAGCAGCGTAGTGAGGCAGAAAACTATCATTTAACAGTAGGCGACCCTTCTATGTGGGCTAGAAATCCTGTGCGAGTCACAAAAAGGGATTCAATGATACCAACTCACATGTCTATAGCAGATTTAATGGCACAAGCCGGAATCCCGGTAGTAAAAGCAAATAATAACAGGCCAAATGGTTGGGCAGCTATAAGAGAGTATTTACATTGGGAGGGTGAAGAAGAAAACCCGACCAAACAACCACAAATATTTATTTTTGAAAATTGTGAAAATCTTATAAGAACCTTACCAAGTATGGTATTTGATAAAAATAGACCAGAAGATTTAGATACAAAGACAGAAGACCATGCTGTGGACGCTCTTAGATACATGATTTTACAATTATACTCACCAAGTAAAAAGGATATAGCCCCATGGCTAGAAAAAGAATTACAAAGACTCGCTTCAACAGACTTCTATCTGCCGGGAATAAGGGCATAGAAGTGCTGAATAAAGATACGGGTGAATGGATTTCAATTAAAGATGTGCTCAGTTCAGATGAGTATATAAAATGGATTGAAGCAGAACAGATAGCTATGCAAATAGCTGAAGCTGAAGATGAAATTTGGGAAATGGGTACGTTAATGTGTGTACCGGGTTTTAGAATAAATAACAACGAAATGTATAACTAATTATGGCAGAATATAAATCAAAAGATAAACAACAAACCTCGAAAGAGAAACAGCTTATAAAGCGTATAAACGCAATGTTTGACATCGCTAAGCGCTCAAGAAGCAATGTAAACAAGCTATGGAGGGAATCCGAAGAAATGTACGCTGGTGAGCACTGGCGTGGTAGTAATATGCCTAAGTATCAAAATCAAATGACATTAGACCTTATTGCTTCTGCAATAGATACAATGATACCGATTTTAAGCAGTAGGCCGCCTAAAATAGATGTATTACCATCTTCTACAGATGAAGTAGACCGTAAGATAGCGGAAACAATGCAGATACAAATGGACGACCTATGGGAAATGAGAGACATGCAAAATGTCATGTCTGAATGGATTATGGACTTTTTAGTGTACGGAACTGGCATAATGAAGACTTATTTTGGTGAAGATGACCTACCGGAGTGTAAAGTAGTAGACCCATTTAGTTTCTTTGTAAATCCTTCCGCAACAAGATTAGAAAATGCAGATTGGGTTATCTATGCTGCTCCAGTACCGCTACATGAGATAAGACACAAGTATCCAGAAAAAGCACAGTATGTAAAAGCAGATAGTAACTTAGAAAACTTTGAAGCATTAAGAATAAATGACATAGGGCAGGATAATAGCACTAAAGTAGTTATTAACGACCCTACAACTAATTCTACGAGCAGATATTCTAGTGAGGGTGCAGCAGCTGAGGATTTAGAAGAAAGGGTCTTATTGATAGAATGTTGGTGGCGTAGCGGTGAGCATGACTATGTAGATGCAGAAAAATCAGACTCACAAGTTTCTAAAATCCCGGGCAGTAGGCTAACTGTTATAGCTGGAGACTGTCTATTACATGATGGGCCGAGCCCTTACCCGTTCTTAAATAAACAGCATTACATACAGCATCCTTTTCCGTTCGTTGTTGCCAAGAATGGCGGCTCGGCTCACTCTTTTTATGGGAAGCCAGAACCTAAAAGACTAAAATCATTAAATCTAGGATTAGACAGGGTAGCTTCACAAATTGCTGATAACATCCACTTAATGGCTAATCCAATGTGGGTAGTAGATGAAACAGCACAAGTTACTGATAGTTTGGTAAATAAACCGGGTAGTGTGGTTCGTAAAAAGGGGCCGGGTACAGTAGCACAAGTATCACCAGCACCAATGCCGGGATATGTGTTCAATTTTTACCAAATGATGTATGATATATTTGAAGTTGTATCCGGTGTAAATAGAGCAACACAAGGGCGTGAAGCCCCGAATGTTACCAGTGGTGTGCAGGCGGAAACATTACAACGTGCAGCAACGACAAAGATAGAGTATAAAAGTAGAGCAATAGATGTTTCTGTGCAACAATTAGGAGCGCAATGGCTTTCAATGATACAAAATCTATCTACAGAAGAACATGTTGTCAGCGTACCAACAGATGCTGGTATGGAAATGCGTGGATATAAAGGCGTGATGTTTAAAGACCAACCAATGAGAGTTAGAAGTAAGACTGGTTCTATGTTACCGGTAAATAAAATGTTCATTGAACAGAAGGTTCTACAACTCTTACAAGCTGGTATTATACAAGACCCAGAGTTTGTATTAGAAAATATAGAACTTCCGGGTAAGCAACGTATTCTTGACAAACTTAGAGAGCAAAAACAGCTACAAGAAGAAGCAGACAGAGACCAAGCATCTCAAATGGCAAAGCAAGAAGAAATACTTAGCACAAGCACTGATGAAGATGAGATAATGAACATCTTGCAACAACAACAAGCCGCAATGGAGCCATTTGGGCAGGAATAGTTGTCAAAAACATCTTTATATGGATTGTATAACTTTAAGAACTTTGCTTACAGTGTTTAAACAATATAAGGATATTTATGCCAGAAGGTAAAGGGACGTACGGTTCTGTAAAAGGAAGACCTCCTAAAAAGAAAAAATTAAAAAAAGTTAATCTTAACAAGCCTGTCCTTGCTGGTTTAAGTGCTGGACAAGTAGTGCAAGCAACTATGTTAGCAAAAGGTAAAAATAAAAAATCTGATGCTGGAAAATTATTAGTTGCTGGATTAGGTACAGATTTAGCAACAAGAGCTTTAAAAAAAGCTTATAATAAATATGTAGATAAGGTGAATAAGAAAAGAGGCTACTAATAATGCCAAAATACAAAGGGAAAAAATATCCATATACCTCTGAGGGTATGAAGGCTTACAAAAAAGCCTTAAAGAAAAAAGTTAAAAAAAAGAAAAAGTGATTAACTAACAGCGTCTAGGTAGACCAACTGGAGTAATTATGATAGAAGATACAAGTCAAGATTTACAAGAGGATGTCAGTGTAGAAGCAGCAGATAATGTTGCTTATGATAGTCCTACATATAACGCAAAAATTACAACAGAGCAACTGGAATCATTATTTGTTTCAGACTCTGAACCTGAACAAGTCAGCGAAGCTACAGTAGAAGCTGACACCGCAGAGACTCCCATAGAGGAGCAACCAGCA